TGGCTTACCATCTGGATAGTAAAGCACGAGAGTTCGCAGAAATAGCATGGCTCATAGGTAAGTGCCACTTCCGCAGTAAGTATTCGGATAGGCATGAACGGATTGAATACGATATAGTCACCAATGCAAAAGAATATTATCTCTATGGTGAATCAAGTCCGTATGGTATAAGCTATGAAGTGGGAAAGGATTTAAAAGGCGATCGGAAGTTTGTATTCTGGAGTGAGTCAAGAAATGGTGAACCTGGATTGCATTTCTCATTCGATACTGTTGGCCGTGTGAATCCGATAGGCGACAATGTAGAGATGATTAATCCTTATGGCATCTTGCCTATCAGTAAGGTTGAATTCTCATCGGATAGTATGGATGTTGCAAGGGCTGGATTACAAGTAAGTATAGCCATGACTGAAATCGCTTTGGCCACAAGGTTTGCATTAGGTCAGCCAGTTATCACAGGGATAGATACAGAGATTCCTAATTTGAAGGCTGGTATCGAAAGGCTAATATCATTACCAGAAGGTGCATCACTTCAATATGTATCACCAACGGGTTCTATTCGTGACATGATTGAATCCGTAAAGATGATGATTAATCAAGTAGGCCAGAATCATTCACTCGCTATCAGATGGGGTGAAGGCGGCACACCACCAAGCGGTGAAGCATTGAAGATTATGAGCATGGAAAATTTAGAATCAAGAGAATCAGACATACCATTGTTTAAGGAATGGGAACATTCAAGATATGAAATAGATCGCACCATATTACAAGTACATCAGAATAAAACACTATCCGAATCTTATTCAGTTGATTTCGCTGAAGCTGGATTCCCTACTACCTGGGCTGAAGAAAAAGATAGATTGCAATTCCAATTAGATAACAACCTAATGAGTCGGAAAGAATTAATCCGATACTTTAATCCTGATATTCCAGATCAACAATTAGATGAAATGCTCGGTGAATTAAAAGAAGAACAAGAAGTACCAGCAGTACCAGAGACAGGATTATTACAAGCATTGAGGCAACCAGTTGGCTAAAGATAAAGCGGCACAGGATTTCGCAAGGGCGATAGAACGAGTACAGTCTGAACTTGTCAGCCAGATATTTGATTTAAGGAATCAAGGATTGACAAGGGATGAGATTGTATTGGTATTGCAGACTTTAGATATGGAAGATGCAATCATGAATCAACTGGGATTGAGTTCTGATCTTGATAATCTTATGCTTGAATATCAAGCAGTATTAGGTTCTATGGAAATGACGGGTGCAGTAACAGATGAAGTATTAACTGCCTTGCTACGAATGGATAATAATACATTCATGAAACAGATAGGATTGATGGGTGATCAAATCAGAAATGAAGCGGCAAGGGGAATTATAGCTGGTGCAAGTGAAGCTGATATAGCACAATCAATTTTAAAGGGTGCTGGTGGCGTATTAAGGCCCGATCAAGCAGAGACCTTAGCCAATACCGCATTGAATACTTTTGAACGTAATGTAACGGTTGAGATGGCTTCTGATGATCCAGATAATGCGAGATATATTTATCAAGGCCCAGCGGATGACAGGACGAGAGACATCTGTATTGATATGATGAGTGCTGGTGCATTAACCAGAGATGAGATTGAATCGGATTTTCCAGGTGCCTTTGGTGATGGTGGTGGATTTAATTGCCGCCATAGATGGGCAAGGGAAACGAGTTCAAGTAAAAAGTTATCTGATCCAAAAGGTGCAGAGAAATTGAAATCAAAGAAACAGGATGAGGGGAAGTGGCGAACACCACAAACACCTCAACAACAATTTAGTGGCTAAAGCACAAGACATATTAAAATACAAAAAATCGTTCTGGAAGAAACTCGGTGATGAGATTTCAGATAAGATTCGTGTAGATACAATAAGCGGTAAGGATGTTAAGGGTAAAGCATTTAAGCAATACACAACAGATTATGCAAATAGGAAAGCATCAGGGAAATTTAAAAGACAATCATCAACAAGTAGGAAGCCTGATCTACAATTAACGGGTGATATGATGAGGAATCTACAAACAAGAGGTGCGACAGCAGATGGTGTAACAATCGGATGGTCTGGCACACTTGCTCAAAGGGTTCAATGGAATGATGATATGGGAAGAACTGTAACATCAACTGCACAACCTTTATCGGATAAGATTGCGAAGTTTGTTGAAAACCAATTAGGAAGAATTACAGATGCTAATATTAAAAAGTACGCATCAAAGCCAATCAACTTTAAGATAGGCAGATGATTTTCATAATACTCAAATCAAAGAGGTTAAAATGAGTGAAACACAAGTCGATACTCCAGACGTAAAACAGGAGTCCACTACAGTTGCAAGTGAACCAAAGCAATCCATCGATCAAGTACCTTACGCACGATTCAAGGAATTAGTCGATGAAAAAAACACCATGAAAACAGATTACGAATCTTTGAAGAATAAGATCAAAGGCGAGAGTGAAGCCAGGCAATTAAAAGAGATGGAATCAAAAGGCGAATACGATAAGATAATGGCAGACATGACTGCAAGACTCGAAATTTCTGAAAAGAAATCTAATGAATGGGATGAATATCAGGCAACTCGGAGAGATTCGTTACTATCGACCATGTCTGAAGAAGAACGTGCTGTTTACGGAAAACTTCCTCTAACTGAGTTAGATATTCATGTAAACAAATTCAATACGAAGCCTTCACCAGCTTCAGTTGATAATTCACAAGCAACATCAACGGGTGGTTATGCTACGTTTGAAGAATGGGCGGCTGTTGATCCGAAAGGATACAAGAAAGCCAACGATCCTCAAACATCTGGAAATATCAAGATAGCTTATGGCGACTGATATATTCAAAAAAGCACTCGATCCTGATAACGATCTCAAGCACACCGAAGTGAATGGTGGTGAGGATATTGATTGTACCTACAAAGATAAAAAGGTCAGTTATGATGATTACCTCGACATCCATGAAGAACGTAGCGAAAGGATTGGGAAAGGAAAGAAGCCTGGAAGTATTGGTGTCTTTAGTGGATTTGGCCCTGGAACGATGAAGAAATCGTATGAAAAATAATTAATAAACAAACCGTAAAAGGTAATAAATAAAACCATACAAAGGAATACAAAATGGCTTTAACTAACACATCAACTGCCGCTGGTGGTCTTGGAAAGACAATCGGTGATGCAGTTATCGCATTCAATCATGTTAATGTGATGTATCCACTTGTAACTGTAAAACAGGCCGCAAGAGGATCAAACTCGGTTCAGTTCTCGGATTGGACAAAACTAACTTCAGCAAATGTGACTGCCGCTACTCAGGCAACCGCAACAACTGCTGTTGCTATCACATCAGCCGCAAGAACCGCAACTATCTCTGAACACGTTATCGAAGCAGATGTATCTGATTTGGTACTAATGGGATCAGGCGATAATGTGGATTCTAATGCTGGCCCAGCTTTGGGTAATGCAGTAGCCGCTAAACTTGATGCAGACCTTTCTGCGTTAGGCGTATCTTTCTCGCAAACAGAGTGTGGTGCTGGTAATTCTTTAGCACTTTCTCATATCTTCGGATCAATGAGACAGCTCAGATCGGCTGGGGCTCCAATGCCTTATTCTTTGGTATTGTCTCCAAAGCAAGTTTGGGGATCAAAAGGAATTATCTCTCTACTTCATAATGCCGCTTCAGCTACAACAGATCAATCTAAACCAGTTGCCCTAATGGGTTCTAAAGGCGAAGAAGCCTTTCAGAGTGGTTACGTTGGTTCGATTGCTGGATTCAATGTTTACTGGTCAGATCAGATTGGTGAAGACATTGGATCAGGTGGTGATGCCGCTGGATTTGCTATGAGCAAAGGTGCTATCGGTCTTGGTGTTGGTGCTGAGGGTTTATTCCGCATCAGATCAGAACGTAATGAAGCCGCACGTTACACAGCTTATGTTGCTGTTGGCTTCTGGGGTGAAATAGAAATCAAAGATACCTATGGTGTCTATATCCTATCGGATGTTTCTTAATCACTAATCAATAATGATAACGGGGGGACTCGTTCCCCCTGTTATTACCAATATGCCCATGAGAATTGTCAAGCTCGGTAAGGCATTAAAGGAGAAACAAGATGGCAAACAAATATGCAGTAGTAGAATCACAAAATATAGGGCTTGGCCAATTCGGTTCAGCCGTTTTAGATGGTGGCGAATCTGGTGCAAGTCTTGGTACAGTAGTAGCGATCACAATGCTTGAAGATACTACCTTTACCACACTCACTCAATCCAATGCTTCTATCACAGGCACAGGAACATCCACGCACGGAAACTCTATTGTCAATACAGATGTATTTCCAGCGGGAGTCACAATATACGGCAGTTGGAGTGC